GAAATTAAACGCTTCATACTTTTTTCTCCTCGTATTCCGAAATCGCTTTTGCGTAGAGCGCCTCGTCGTTTGCCTCAACGTTAGCCTTCCACGCGTCGTACTCCTTTGCGTGTTGCTTTTTTATGTCGCTATCAACGAGGCCAATGAGTGCACCCTTTTCGAGCGGCATCTCGAAATATTCGAGCACGCGAAGAACGCCCTTAAAGTTGGGGCGCGCCTTAAGACTGAATTTGATCGACATCTGCTTCCTTCTTTTTTCGCCCAGGCTTACCCTTCTTAGGTGCAGCCGCCTCAAGATCGGCAAGTCTTTGCTCAAGCTTTGCGTTTCGCTCGGCCAGCTCCATGATCTCTTTGGCCTGTGCGTCAGCGGCGTAGCGGTTCTCTTTTCCGTTCACGAATTGGATCGCGCGGTCTAGATACTCCACGTAATCAGCCGGGAATTTGCTCTTGATTTTATCTCGTGACTGGGACGCCAACTGCTCAACGGAAAATATGCCGTTGTGCGCGAGTGTTGCGATCTCACCGTCGGACAATACTCCCCACTTTGAAAGTGAGGTTCCGGGGGCAGCTAAGCCTTTCTTAAATCTCTCGTAGGAGTCTGCAAATCTTCCGCTTACCTCACCGGTTTGCTCATCAATGGAAAGAAGTTCCGGCGGTAAAAGCCTAATGCGTTCACTAGGTTTTGAGTACCTATCAACACCAAGCCACTCGACCATTTCGATCTCGTCGTAGACTTCGTAGTGCGCGGCTTTTGATTTACTGGGGTTATATACGGTGTGAACAAAGAATCGATATGCGAGGCCCTTATCATGGCCAGAAACGAAGCGGCTAACGCCGTCCTCTAGCACATCCTCGCGTATGTTTTGAGCTTTGAGAGCTTTTACGGCCACGTCGGGGAGTGCGAACTGATCGAGAATATTGTTTAGCATGTCAATGTTTCCTCAAAGGTACGGAGGGGCGAAAACTTCCGCCCCTCCGTGTATGGTTAAGCCTGGTCTAAAGATTGCTCTTCAGCGCCGTAGGCCGTGGTATTCGTCGCGCTTCCAGCCGCGGTGGTGAATTTCCAACCGCGAATAAGTTTACCGGAATCGTCACCGTCATCAATTTTACCAGCGGTTTGCGTGGCGTAGCATCCGGCGTTATCCGCCGATGCCGCAGCCGCTTCAACGCGTGCAAAATTTCCAGCGGTTTGAATCCAGAAATACTTATAGGTAAATCCAGATGCTGGAGCCGATGAGGTAAAAGCCGGAACGCCCAAAAGCGGGTGACTCTCGGTTTTTACAGCGGCAGTAGCGTAAACCTCAAATGCCTCATCGATCCCGTAAACGAGTCCGATAGTTTTTGCGGCCTGCGCCTTAACGAAGCGGTACGTTTTTCCGTCTGGGGCTCTGTGCCTAGTCCCAACGCCGAAAGCGTCCGTGTTGTACTCTTCAGTTAGGATTACTCCCAATTTTTGCTGAGTCATAAAAAGATCTCCTTTAATCGTTTAGTCGAACCCAACCCAGTTGAATTTCGCGAGTCCACCGATGATCATATTGCTCATCGTGAACATGAGCCGCGAATTTCCAGCTTGGTCGGAAGACGCAACAGGATCGAGCATGTCGAACTCGGCTTTGTCGTGGAAAACCAAGTTAACCCCGCCGGGCTTCACATTCAGAAGGTACGTGCGAGTAAGGGTCATCGCAGTAGCGCCCGAATAGTTAATCCCGTTCCCGAGGTACATCGGAATGCCGCGATAAACGATCTTATCGAAGCCCGCGCGAGCGGTTCCTGACTCGTTAACAATGCTCTGAATCGCCTGCACCGCCGAGGTCAAATACTCAAAATGCGTCTGGCCCAAAAAGCCAATCTGCGCTTGAGATTTCGAGTTGCGGACAGTCGCGTTAATGCCCTTGTCCAAGAAACGCTTTACGTTTCCAGCATCAACAGCACCATCTGACCAATCGGCGCCAGTATCGAACTTTAAGTTACGATACCAAGCCGCATTGGCATTCGATCGATCGATTCCGCCAACAGTGCCGGTCGTTGGTGTAGTGCTAACAAGCGCCGCAATACCGGTAAGCTGTAAGCCTCCAGTCCCTGTGCCGTTTGAGATCATACCTTCGTGGAAGGTGTTCATTGCACTGTCTTCCAAGACTTCGAATTTCGTCGAAACGATATCGATAATTTTGGTGTCAGAGCCGCCCGAGTTTTTGTACTGCTCGGCCAAAGTCCAAGAGACTGCGCCTAGCTGATACTTCCAGTCGTGCTCGGAAGCATCGATGATTTTCTGATCAGTGAGCGGGACACTACCCGACTCCCCAACCCATGAAACCGTCCCGTTTTGGGCGGTTTTTGCTTCTTCTACGATCGAGCGTCCGCCCGATTCGCGTCTAATTCCGCCGTGCTTATCCATCGCTTCGTAAAGCGGGTGAGCATCGCGAACCGCATCTTTTAACTTGCGGCTTCGCAGGCGGCCCGTGGTGCTAACCAACTGACCAATACCTACGTCTGCCATAAAAATTTATCCTCGCCGTAATTGCCCGAGCGCCATCTTGACTGTCTCCCTCACGCTGTCTGGAATCACATCCGGTAGGGATGTGCCGTTAGTTGAGGGTGCTGCGCGTCCCCGAACTGAGACCGCTGCTTGTAGCGCTCGATTTTGTGTTGAATTATTTACGGGAAGTCTGGCTTGATTAGGCTGAACGGAGTTTCCTTGTGGCTCTCCTTCGTAACTGGCGTACGCACGTTTAAGCGCTTCGCCGTAGGAGATCCCCGGAATGGCTCCCTTCAGGGCAGAAACCAGCGGTTTCACCTGATCGAGAAAGCCGTCGTCGTGAAGTTTCGGATACCGATACCGCCCGCTAGCGTCTTTCTCGTCTCGCACCGTTGCAAGTTCTGTAACGATGCTTGAGACAGTTGCGTTTTGTTTCTCACTACGCTCTCTGTCTCTTTCAGATTTTAACTCAGAAAGTTCGGTTAACAAAGTTTTTACAACCGGATGGTTTTCTATGTCCGGCATTTCTGCGGGAACGGCTTCACCTTCGGGCGTATCGGCGCTCGTGATTCCCATCTCGGCTCCGAGCTTTCGGTACGCGGCAACGCGAGTCTTTGGATCTAGGAGTTTTTTATTTGCGGCCGCGAGCGCTGCCAAAGCTTGCGGAACGGTGAACCCTCGCTCGGCCCAGTCATCAACGTAGGGCTGAACCGCTTCGACGATACCCTTGTTGTGCGCCTCGTATTTGCGGGCCTCCTGCATCGCCTTGGTAAATTCCCGCTCTTGGTCTAGGACCATTGCGGAAAGAGCATGTTTAATCTCGGGCGGCGCGGAATTAAAGATCTCTTTTTGCTTGGCGTTAAAGCGCTCGGGGGGCCTAGAATCCTCCGTTTCTGGGGCCTTTTTGGTCTTTTTTACCTGCTTTTCAGGAGCGGCAGCGCTAGGCTTTGGGGCTTCGCCTTGCGGATCTTCATCCCCAGTAGGCGCGCTTTTAGCTTTTTCCGTCTCAAGCGCCCGCGCAACGGTTTCCCTAACAGATTCGTCTTTAGGCTCTTCATTGGTTTCAGTCTCGGTAATCTCTGGGGCCGGAGCCTCTTCTAGTGCATTCTCTTCTTGTAGGCTTCCGCCGCTCTCTGTTCCCGTAGGCAACATTCTTTTTCAAGCTCCGTCATCGGTGCCATGCCGTATTTGCATGCGTTCAGAGCCTTGGCTACATCGTCGCGTATATCTTTTTCACTGCGCTTTTTGGGTGGCTCACCCTTAATGCGATCGCCTCCGGTTTCAATCATCCCGTGCTGGCGGTAGTGCTCTCGAAGCTTTGCCTTTGAGGTAAAAAACTCACGGTTAGGAGTGGCCATAGATTCAGTAGGTGGGATCTCATCAGTAAGAACGGACGGAGAAACCCATTTAGGTTTCGATTCCTCGAACTTCACGAACTTGCCGGTAGCCCTATCGAGCTTCCAATGCCCGCGCTGAAATTTAACGGGGAGATCGAAGCTTTTCCGCCCATGCTTATCGGATCTTTCAGCCTGACGCTTCGAGTACTCTTCGCTTGTGACTAATTCCCGCGTCTCGCGGTCGTAAATCCATTTCATAGGCCAAGACTCACGTTAACAGGTGGCTGCACGTTGATAATCTGCGGCGCTTTGGGCTCTGATTTGGGGTTTGCGGCCTCCTGCTCTAAGCGCTCGTTGTCTTGGAGCACGTTTGCAGCCTGAATCTGCGCGCTAAATTCTTCGAGTTTTAAGCGCTGCGCCTCAATCTGCATGGTGAAATCTTGTACGACTTCTTCAAGCTGCTGTTTGAGCTGTTTGTTTTCCGCGTCGGCAGTAACTTTCGCGCCGTCAATCGCGAGCTTTGCTTCTTTTTGGTCAAGCTCCCTTTGTTTTGCTTGCGCGTCCATCGTCTGCTTTTGGCCCTGTAGCTCTAATTTCATGGCTTCGTAATCCGGGGGCGGGGGGCCGGCTGGCGGGGGCTGGCTCTTAGCCTTCATCAACTCTTCAACGGCGCCCTTGATGCCGTCTTGAAACTCGCGGCCCATCTCTAGGTGCTCAAGGCCGACGAGTAACGCCTTAAGGCCCGTCGGGATAAACGTCGGATCGCCCGAACTCATCTGCGCTATGGTTTGAAGCCCGGTAACAACAGTCTGAACCGCCTGGTTAGCCTGCGCTTGGAGTCGCGCCTGATCCTGGAATGACATTGAATCAGTATCAATGTCGACTCGGACTATGCGAGCTTTATCGTTTTTAAGAAGCTGCATCGCCTCTGGGAAGCGTTGCTGATCTATTTGGTCAAAGTACTGGGCGCCCGTGATTTCTGCGATCTCAGCGTCTTCCATGACGTTAAGCGCCATATCCACCATCATCTCGATAGTGTCGCGCGCGAGCTGTGCAACCTGTTTCTTTTGGAACTTAAAGCGATCATGGGCCGATGTGCTCTTTATGTCTTGAGCGGTGGCGGTTTCAATCGGGTCAGACACCCCACGAAGGATGTCCGGGACGCCGAACCATTCGTAGAAATTATTCTTAAACTTCTCTTCGAGCGATCCTAAGCGCTCAATGGCGTTAACCAGCTCCTGAACTGGCACAAACATCATGACATTTTCAAGGCCGCCCTTTTCGACAATCGCCGCAAGGTTTTGAGTCGCAATATACTTCGGGCCTTTGGTGTTTAATGCCAAGATTAAATCAGCCTGTGAGCCGTCGACTAGCACCCTTGGATCTATCCCGTTAATTAGGTCGTAGACCTTATATGCTTGCTCGTGGAGCGCTCTAAGGCTGTCTCGCATGTGGATATATGCGGGCGTTGGGTACAGGCTCTTAGAGGGCTTTGAACCAATGATAAACGGGGGCGATGGGAAGAACTCGCGCAATCCGTTGGGGTCGTCTTTGTGGTCAAGGAGATCTTCTGAGTACTGATCGGAAAACCAATAGACTCTTTTGGAGGATTTACAGTGTATCTCCCAACCTTCGAGGTATTTACCCGGAATATCGTTTTTATCAGCGTCCTTATCTTCGCCAAATGATTTCGAAAGCTTCCAAGTAACATTCCGAGTCTTCTCCTCTCCGAAGCGTCTTTCGGCTTCGTCTTCGTCCATTGAAAAGAAATAGGCGATCTCCTTGATTTCGGCCTGAGTTTTGGCCTCCGGAGTGTGAAGTACTTCGTCGTAACAAACGGGCGCACAGGTGATTTTCTTGTTGGTTGCAACTTCAACTTGCTGCACCATTGGCGCGCCTGACTCGTCCATCATGGGCTGGCCCATCATGTCCATCATTGGCTGGTCAATGATCTGCTTATCTGCGGTGTAGATTACTTGAGTAGTGGCCTTGTCCGCGTGGATGAAGTCAGCAACTGCGGCGCACATGACAGAATCAAAGTTTGACGTTCGCACGAGATACTTTCCAAGGCGTTCCACCACCTTGGACGCCGTAAGCGCCGGCCCGTCATTGATTTCAAAGCTTCTTTCGGCTCTGACTTTCGGCGTTCTCGCGTAGTACGCGGGCTCGATTGTTTTAACACTCGACCAATAGATCGGATAACTCGCGGTTTTGTTGTCATCCTTTCTAACCTCTTCGTCTTTTCCGGGCTGATGCTCAAACTCGCGCCACGCGGCTAAAGAGTCCTCTTTGTGCGTTTTTGCGGCCTTTTTAGCACCCTCAATCCAGCGCTTCCAATAGTCGCGGCTGGCTTTTTTATCCTTCACTTCCTGCTGTTCTGTTTCGCCTTCGGGTTCGCCGTTAGGATCTTGCGTTTGGCCCGGATAATCAGCGCTGGCCATAATTGGAGCGTTTTGAGTTGAGCTTAGTTAAAATCGTAGCAGGTGTAATTATCCGCTCGGATCCAGGTTTACGCAAAGTTTTATCAAGGCGCTTCACGATCGGGCGCGTGGCGCAGGCGTAGCGGCACGAGTCCGAGCTGTGAGTTGCCTCGCCGTCTGGCGTGTAAGCATTCACTTCAATCGGGTCACGCTCAACCGCCGGTAAGTACTCCCGCACGTACCGGCATGAAATACAAAAGTAGAGCAGCGGGAAGCCGTCTTTTCCTTCAAGACGTGCCTTTACTTCAGCACAACCAAACACTCGTCCCGTGTTTGCCTGTATGAGCGGAACGCCATTTTCTTTAAAAGTGTCACACATCTTGTATTTATTCCCATCCCTGGAGTTGCCGCGCTCCTGAAATGGGAGCGAATCCGATAGCGTGATCCCGCTCGTTACCTCGGTCGTTCGATCCTTAATTCCCTGAGCTATCCGCTCATTGGACATTTCAATGCCTTTCTCCGGGTGCTCCTCGTCGCAGCCGTACCACTCGCGGTAGCAAATAAGCGCGCCTACTGGCACCCAAAGGCGCTCGCGCACTAGCTCACCCTCCTTTAGGCGTTCGGCAAAGAATGGCTCTCCGTCAGACACGCACCACCAATGCACACAAAAGGGCTCAGAGCTGCCCCAGTCAAATGTCCGATACTTGAACCAATGGCTAGGCGGTATGAAATCGGGAAGTGTGTGCTTGTCGTCGTCGTACTGCCTGAAGAAATCCCCGATAGGTGAATCCCAATCGCCAGTATCGAGCGCTTCAGCTAATGCTTTATCATTGAGTTCCGCCAAGCGGCCCTTATGGGCCTTTAGGTCAACTGAGAGATTATCTTCAGCCCTTGAGGGTATGTACTGCCGCAAGAATCCATTAACTTCCTCGATAGAAAACGGCGGGCGAGCCTTAACAAACGCGCGGCGAAAGAAGCCCACAGACTTACCCACGGGGTTCGCCGTGTAAATAATCAGCGGAAGCTTGCCGCGATACTCTGGCGGTAGCGTTTCCGCCATTTCAAGGGGCATACGCACCCAGGCGCGAAACACTTTAATAAGCCATTCTGATATTTGAGTTGCCTCATCTATAACTAAGACATGCTTCTCTACACCCTGTGCTGAGTCGAATTGGCGCTCATCCTGGCAATGCTGAAATGCAATAATAGATCCATTACAGACGAAATTTACCCCGTCCTCGGTAACTTTTACCGCGCCATTTTTAATTAGCGGGGCAAGTAAGGATTTGAAGCCAGTGCGTCCATTGACATGATTTTTTATTATATCGTCCGCTTTTTTGCGGATCAGTACGCACTGCAAGCCCTTAATCGCCAGGCACAAAACGATTAAGAGAACGCGGACAAAATGAGATTTGCCACCTTCCGAAGCCCCGCCAAAAAGGATTTCCGTAGCCTTCGAAAGAAAGGCTTGCATCTGGCGCGGCCAAAGCGAAAGATTAAGTTCAACATTCACTTAGGCTTTGACTTTTCCGTTAGGTTCACCGTGATCGATAGGTCGCCGGAATGCTCTACGTCCGTCTTATCGCGCCACCGCTCGGATTGGCGATTCTTCAACCAAAAAATACAGGCCGTGGTATCAGGTGGGTAATGCTCGGTGTACGGTGTCTCGGTTACGTCCCCTTCGTAAGCCGAGAAGTGTACCGCCTCGTGCTCGAAACCCTTCGCCCGCTGGAATAGGCTTTTTTCTACCTCGGCGTCCGCCTCGCTCTTAGCCCCCTTTAGGGACTCGGAAAATTCAGGGTGCTTAAGCTTCCACTCGTTGATCGTGTCTTCATTTACTTGGAAGAAATCCGCCAACTGTTTATCAGTGGCCCCCAATAGACAAAGCTTCCGCGCCTGCTCAACGTACTCTGATTTATATTTTGTTGGCCTTCCTGCGGGCATATAAAAATTATACCCTCTCCCGATTACTTGCGCGCAGCCGGAACTTCCGCCCGCCTCGTATCTCTTTAACCATCAATCCCAACATTTGCGGATCTATTCCAAGCTCAGAACAAATCCAACGGCAAGAAAACTCATCCTCACAGTCACTCCGTAGCCACGCTTCCGAGTCCGCACGCCAATCCCTAAAATCCTGCCCATTGCTTTTTCGAACCTTAAAATTAATCGTTAAATCTAAAAGCGCGCGGTAGAGTACTGCCGTCCAAAGGCTTCGAAACGGCCTCATTTCGTACTCAAATAACGATTCCCCGTTCCCTACAACCAGAACGCTCCGTGTCCTCCTTTGGTCCCTATTCTCGTGTCTTACGGCTTCTTCTAGCTTAGCCGGATATCGATCCCCCACACTGCTCTCATAAGTTTCTGTTTGAGCTTGAACATTGGCGTAATCATTCCTTTGACGTCTTCTACAACAGCCACACACCCCGGCTCCAGGTATGAGAAGTCGGCCCGGTAATCGCAAATATGCACGCCGTTTACCTCGATTCTAAAATGCTCCTGAAGTACTAGGTGATCGATATGCCCGGCTTGCTCCAAGATCTTCAATTCCTGGTATCTTCGTGCCTCCTTCTTGGACGCAAACCGAATGCCGTCAACCGTCGTAGGCACGGCCCTGTATTTACTGTACCTCATCCCATCTCACCTCAACCGATCCGCAAGGGTGCTCTTATACGCGCTGCCAAGCTCTAAACAATTAACTGTTATCCCCTGCGGATCGGGTCAGGCCATAATTCAACCGAGCACCGAAGCCGGGCAGTATTACCCGATCTCCGACTGATTAATTGGTTTAACCTCGGTGCTCGGGTCAATTATTCTTACATCGTCTTCGCTTTCTAAGAATGTCAGCACGATCGGGCATCCCATAAATAAAACACTCTCCTCGCCTTCTTCCGTTGCGCGCTTATCGCAAATCAACCCGCCATACTCCCGAACATAGCGTTCGTAAATCGCATCGACGAACTGCTCATACCTATCTTTCCACAGACGAATTTTAGGGCGCGGATTGCGCGATGACGCTTTCCTGTATATGGCCTTAATTACTTGCATTAAAATATCTTCGCTCATAACGGTGCCCCATCCCTCTCATTCATTGCAATTTTCTCATTAGCTCTCTCCGGTGCTGGCTCTTCAAAAAAATGAATCGCAAGCGCTCCAACAAGAAAGCCCATGTAAAATCCAAAAGCCCACGGGACAAGCGGCTGGCCGATTGCGGCCTCACGTATGGCCTGTGTCCATGTAGGAATGTGGTAATACGCGAACCCGCCATCCACGAGTAAAATTAAAACCGGGATGATGCCCATCGACCACTTGACGATCGACCAAATGAGCGTGAATTGTGATTGCGGGAAGGTCCTCATTTCTCCCCCTCCTTCGGCGCAGGCGGAAGCACTCCCAATATCCTGCAAATCTCTTTACCGGACATATGATAGGTAAGCCCCGGCTTATATAGCTGATTAGTGATTCTCTCCCTCACCGCCTTCGCGCCAGCTAAGTAACAATCAATCATTGAATACTTTAAGCTGTGCTCATCCAGAGTTATTAATGGTTGCTTATTTTCTGGGGCCACCAGCTTCTGAAGAATGAATGCGTGGTGGCGATGTTCTTCCATCTGCTCGTCCGCACACTTCTCAGCTCCCGCTCTCAACTCGTCTTCCGTGTCGCTCATAGCTCCTCTCCTGCATCTCCAAAGGCAATGTCTCGTGATAGTCTCTCAACTAGTTCACTCTTCTTCTCAAACTTCTTCAGAATCGCGGCGTGAAGCTTGTCGGCGAAACGAATACATTTGTATCGTTTATTCGAGCAGCGGGCGCATCCGCAGCGGTATTCGTAGCCAACACGTCCGCATTTCTTGAGCGCCCGCAGCATTAAATCGATGCTCATTTCGCCACCCTCACCAATTTGCGGAAGTCGGAGAGACGGAGGATGACGACTCGGGTAGCCTTAACGCCCTCATCTCCGACAAAGTACACATCTTCAGGCGTGTATTCTGCGAAGCCAGCAAGAATGCCGTTCGGTAAAATAGCTCCCCACGCTTTCACCGCCTCGATTTTGGGCTTTAGCTTTTTCTTCATTTACGCCTCAAATTCCATAATACCGTAGCGCCCTTTCTATTACCTACCGGCCCGCAGGCTTCGCAGATTTCGCAGTAGTAACGCCAGCCGGGGATAAGTTTTAGAGTGCCGATGCTGTTCCCGCAGAACGGGCAAGGCTTTATTTTGGGCTTCTTCTGTTTAGTCTTCATGTCTTCTCCCATGTAATTGTCACCAGCCGACACTCGTATTCACCGGGATACTCTTCCACGTCTGCCTCTATGTCGGTTGCGTTATAGGCGATAGTGTAAATTTCGTTGGTATCGTCAAGCTCATCGGTGCCTTTTTTAAATAACGCCCATGCTTTAATACTTATCTTCTCCACTCCCGCCCCCTTAGTTAGTCTCAAAATCTCTTAACTTGAGCTTGGTAATTATCCGTGCACCGTTGCGATTAAAAAGCTCCGTAAGTGGCCTACCTACGAGCCCTTCCGGCGCGGATTTGCGTAGCTGAGACTCGCTCTTGCCCTTGCACCACAAGATTGCATCGGCTAATAGCCGGGCTTGTGGAATCCGCATAGGCACAAAATCCTTCGCATCATTTCGCCTTCTCCTTAAGCGCGGCTATTTCATCATCAAGAGCTGACTCATTTTCAAGCGCTGCCACGCGAGCCTTAAGCGCCTCAATCTGCCCGTATACCACCCAAAGTTCCGGCGACATCCTGGGCTGAGGTGACGGCTCTCCTAGAAGTTGGCGCGTGCACTTGCATCCGTTTGTGCTGAAATGCTCACCACATCTCTCGCAGTATCCGTTAATTATCATTTCGCCTCTCTCTTAAGCTCAATATCCGGCCCGTAATGGTCAAGTCCATCAGCGGCAAACAAATGTATAACCTCACCGTCATCGGTCTTAACGTTACAATGCCAACCATCGGGGTAATCGCCTTTCGCGGCCTTAAAAGTACCATCCTCAAGAGCTACGTACTCAATTCCTCTCCAATAGGAGTACTCTATTAGGCGATCTCCTTTTTTAACTTCGCTGATCGTCATTTCGCCTCGGGCTCCTTGGCCATAGTGCGGATAATATTCGGCGTGTGACCTATCGCCTTAGCGTGGGCCGCTAGTGCTTTCTTACGCGCTACCTGGCCAGCGCCGTACCCTAAATCGTAGTCAGGAATATGTTGCTGATCTAGGCGGATTGCACGGCCCCCAGCGCCATCCATCCAGCCTCGCGTAAAGCTCATGTGCCTGTCGAATTTGCTTATCTCGCTCATTTCCCGTCGTCCTTATTCACGGATTCGAGGTCGGAGATAGTGACATACTCCGAGCCGGGATCGCCTGCTACAATTTGCAAGAAGACTCGGTTCTCCTTCGCGTGCCGGAGAAGCCAGGCAATGCCAGCTAAAAATGTTTTGCTCTGACCCGGAGAGTACCCGTATTTTTCAACGTACTCTCTCGCCGCTCTTTCAGCTGGTGTGCTCATTCGCTTTTAAGCTCCTTAATTATTCCATCCAAGCGCGGGTTAATTGCGTTGCAGATGTCGGCTTTAATGGCGGCGGCTAGTGCTCGGTAGCGCTCTCTCATGCCCACGCCGAATTGCTCTTGCTCGCTGTTCAAATACTTCTCCACCTCGCTCTCCTCCTCGGCGCGCCAGGTGGAGATAAAATCATAGTTGGCGCTGCGACATGGAAAGCGCGGATCGGGATTATTTGTTAACCCGCTCGCGCAAGCTCGATAGAATGCGGCTTGCCTGTAGTTATCAAGCTCTACCCCATCAACGAAAAACCAGCCCGCCCCGAGGAGTATCCATTGCTGAGCATTATCAGCGATGATCACATCCCCCGGCTTCGCGTCCAATGACTCACGCCACTGCTCGAAACTTTGCTTCATTTCTCCTCTCCCACCAGTGCAACTCTAAAAACTCCGCTGCTCGGCATTGAAGATTTTTGCAGCTCAACCGCCTGCCGAGCGTGGTGAAGTTCGTGCTTGGCCATCGAGTTAAGCTCATGGCAAGCGTGATCGTGGCCGTCAATGCCGCGAGCAAAGTAGCCCTGCCAGAACGCCAAGCGCTCCTTGGGTTCTTGACTGACTAGCAACGAGGTGTCTTGTCGGGTCATGCACGGGATCATTATATTTTCCTCCAAACGCGGCACGTGCCGTCGTCATATTTTAACTGCCGCAACCTTCCGCGCCCGAACATGCGAATCACGTGAGCTTGGAATTTGGTTGCGTCATCCTTACTATCGAATAAAATCGAGTCGCCGCGCTTCATTGACTGAAACACCGCGGCGTTACTGTCGGGCTTTAAGTTTCTCTTCGCGCGGTAAATTCCTCGGGCGGTCTTGCGGCGCGGAAATGGAATGCCGGAGTCGATTTTCATATTGCTCTCCAGACGCTAGCCGTTGCCCCTGAGATGTTTTTGCGGCGCACCCCCGTGTCGACTATCAAGCCGGCCATTAGTAGCTCACTGAATCTGGGCCTAATACTTAAGCACGACTCCTTGAACAACCCCGCGATCTCATCTGCCGTGTAACCTTGGTTATTCAGCTTCATAAAGCCGTAGATCCTGCGGCGCAATTTCTCGGCGCGGCTTGCCACTTTGTGCGCGGCGTCCTTGCTTGGGCCTTCGGCTTTGTAGCCGGGCGCGTCGGGGTAGCTGAAATTGATTTGAAGTTGATCGGTCATCGCCATTCCTGCTTAATAAGCTCACGGATTTTGCGTATATTTTCTTTGGTAATTCCCAAAGTTTTAGTCCCTGTTTTGTTAGGGCGAATCTTTGCGCTCCCTTTTTTGCCTAGAATTTTGTAAATCTTTTCTGCGCAAAATTTTGCGATCTTCGCGCTAGGGTAGGAGCGCCCGATGCAAAATCCGCTCTTTACGTGAGTCAGTGTGTAAAACGGGCCGCTGTAATCTGCTACCAAAACCGGAGTGTATTGAGTTTTATTCACGGCCCATGCATCGCGGAAAATTTGCGCCCGAACCTCACTCCGCGAGAAAGTTTTAGGATGGCCCTTTTCGCCTTTCGTTATCGTTATGATTCCTTTTTTCCAATCGCTTTTCATGTTTCACCATAAAAAAGCCCGGCCCCGCAAGGGTTCGGCGGCTCCGGGCAGGGTCCTTAGTGTTCGATTACAAACGTCTCGGGGTCTATTCCGTGGTTTAGCATTGTCGCCGCCGCCCGCGCTTTGCGAGTATCTGGCGGCATTCTGCTAGCGTGGATCTTCCCGGTACTCGGACAGATCATTTTGAGCAGCACGATCGGCTCAACGTCCGCATTATCAATTTTAATTAGCTCGTATTCTCTCCAACTATCGAGCTTTTTTGCATCAAGCGCTTGGCATATGCGGTCGTAGCCCATCGCCTTAATGAGCGTCATGCGTAGCTCAGAGTTTTTCTCTTCAAGTAACCATTTCGGTTGCCAGTCGGATGTTTTCAAAGAGCCGTATTTCTCCGGTAATCGTCGGCCATCGTTAGCATAAACCCCAAACCCGTCTATGTACTCAATCGCCATGCGGCCATCGGCGTGCAATCGCCCTGCGCGATTTACCTCGCAATAGATCGGGCGCTCGGATAAAAGAACGATTCCTTTTCGAGGAATCCACCAGCCGCACGATTCAGCTAGGTGCATTAATGGAATTAATTTTTTGCAACAGTCTAAATTACAAACATCGAGAAAGTATGAATAAAAACTCAGCCATCCAGCCTCATGTTGCCCATAGACGCTGTCCCCGACGCTGGCCCCGACGCTGTCCCTGACGCTGGCCCCGACGCTGTCCCAGACGCTGGCCCAGACGCTGGCCCCGACGCTGGCCCAGACGCTGGCCCCGACGCTGTCCCTGACGCTGTCCCCGACGCTGGCCCCGACGCTGGCCCCGACGCTGTCCCTGACGCTGTCCCCGACGCTGGCCCCGACGCTGGCCCCGACGCTGTCCCT